CTAAGAGCCCCCGCAGGCTACTCAAAGACAAAACTAGCGATGTTCGCCACTCTTTTACCACTCCCGTACCCATTCTGCCAACTCTGGCCAGACATCCGCCGGATATTCGAGCTGTCTATCTTTGGCACGAGCAACCACACTATAATTTTCAAAATAATGTGACCACTCACGCGGACAGATATCTGCGAGGACAGCAATATCCAGAGGAACCAAATCATCAAGGGATTGCAAATAGGTTTCAATTGAAACCTGGAGCTCTACTGGTAAATTGTATAACTCCTCAATTAGTAGTCGTGTAGCCATTGGTGGCTCAACATACTTCAATTTCGCTGAATCTTTTAATGCAGCTACTAATTGTTCACGTTCCCATAATGATAACCTGCGGTTTTTCTCCAGCACACCACGAATATCATAAGACCTTGATATTCGAAGAGCATAGTGCGCTAAGGCTCCTATCACCGGGCACCCAGGGTATTGGTGCGCGTATGACAGGCCTTTGCATCGCAAGAGAGTCAACATCTTCTTCTTAGAGGCACCGCGATAATTAGACGTAGTCCAACCAAAAGAGGCCAAAACCTCACGTGGATCAGTCACATTTACGCAGTCCCCCTCATCAAAAACGATCCCGCAAAAAGAGGCGGTAGATAATCTATCGTGTAATTCTATTTTGATGTTCAGACCAAGACGAGCAAAATCATCGGACGTTGGTGGTTGTCCCAACATACTGAAGATACCGTCATCACCTTCAATAAATCCGTCAATTTCGGTGCACCCTACATATTCACACAGAAACAACATGAACATTAGGTTTGAAAAACCATTACCTAGAGAAGTGCACATTTCCCCAGACATCCTTGTGGCCAATAATCGAACCACAAAGTTCTTAAAAGTACAAACATTTTCACCACCAAGCGTCTCCCAGCACTCTCTCATGAATGCTTGATGTTCAGGAAGTTCAGATGTCATGAAGCTATACAACTCAAACTCCACCGCACCCATAACCTCCTTAGTGAAAAGGGATTCAAACGCAGTATAGTCTGTGGCCATATAAATTGCTCCAATCTTGAACAAACGATCAAGTATAACACGGGGTCGATCAGCGACCGGGACATGTTTGATAAAATGATGATCTTTATACAATTGTGCCTCAATTAATTTGAAGATGGGCCCCATGAAACATTTAAACTCGTCACTACGCGAGTTAATACCTCGTGCGTGTTTATACTTAACATAGGTCTCATCTTTCATAAAAGATTTACAACGACGGTATTTCTGCCGTGGATCATCAATTTTTGTGAAATGCTTCCATTTCTCCAAAAGCTCTTCTTTACGCTTTAGAGAATAGTTTGTACCGTCCAACCAAGTTGGTACTGACGTATCACTATCCGCAGGAACTGGCTTCAAGTGATCACGTATCCACTTACGAACAAATGTCCGAAGCTTAGACATCAAAAGTGGATCCGATTTTGGAGGCCTGCACGCAAATCTCATCCTAACACCAGCCTCAGTGGTTCTAGGATCATGTGGACATGGATGTGGTAAAGCAACCCCCTCCACATGGCACCCCATACCTACCTGGACGACAGGACGTCTATCCAAGTCCACCTCTAAATGACCAGTTACTTTAGTTCCATCCTTGATTGGGTTAATCTTATCAAGAACTATTTCACCGTAGCGGTATCCATATAGATAGGTACGGGTCGGCTTATGGCCTACGGGGCGGGACCCTTGGGCCGTGGAAAATTTAGATTTTCAACATGCTCAAGGGACGCGCGATGCATTGCATAAACAAGTATAGCAGTATCTTGCACAATGGACTGCTTTACAGAGCCCTCCTCAGTTTCACAAGAAGCAAACCGACTAATGTTAACAGAATGAATTGACTTGGCAGCATTATAGATCTTCTGCCAAACAGTGTCCAAATCACAAGTGATATTGGAAATCGCTGCGGTTCTCAATTGAGCGATCAATTCATAAGACACAATTATATTAGTCTGCTTCCATTCGAAAGTGAGGCTATGTGGTGCGAATTTGCGTATACGACAGGATACTTCAAACAAGGAAGGGTTCTTGTGCTTCAACTTTCCCAAAGAGATAGAATCAGCACGCAAATCCTCTTGATCTTGAACAACACAACGAACAAACGAATACTCTTCCATCACAGTTCTACTGGAGATCCACGACTTCGGAATAAACACCCGTAAAATGCAATTAAATACCGCAGTATAAATTACACGAAGTGTCATCAAGAGAAATACCTTATACAACTCCGGGAGAGATCTAAACCAATCAGTCCCACTAATAAATGGATGTTGGAAGAAATGCAAGTAATAATAGGTCAACAAAAAGAAACAGACTGTCCAAGTCATAGACTTACTGCAATTCCAATTCGGTAACAAATGAAATAGGGCACGAGCAACAAAATTACTAACAAAATATCTAGCAATCATGTAAGCTACAGTCCACATCCATGGTTCAACCAACCATTCACCAGTGAAATAATCCGTGATTACATTCACTTGGCTAACAGCTGGTCTAGTCACAAAAATGTTAAAGTAGTAGGTCAAAACAAAGATCAAAAAGCTGGCAGTCATAACACGGCCAGAGTCTTTATCCTCAGTTATCCTAAAAGTGAACTCCTTGCAAATCTTCTTCATCCGCTCATCAGAAAGATTAACGGGCTCAGAAGGCTTCTCCTTCGGTTCAGGCAATACAATAGGAGGTTTTGGGTCATCACGGGACAAGTCGCGCGCGGCATCAAGTGCTCCTTTAACTTGTGCTTGAGCGTCCTGGAGAGAGTTGGCCACCAAAATGTTATTGCTAGCACTTCGGGTTCCTTGTCTTACTTCCTTCTTCTTCCAGATCTTCTTATCCTTTTTCTTTTGAGCGGCTGTGATCACATTGTCAACGCTCTTGGTTTCCGGGCCATCTCCTTTCGAGTTACCCGAACCAAGCATTCCTACATCTTCAATGTCCATCACACAGGAATTGGTTGCTAAGATGGATTGACGATATCTCCACCTGTCCGCTGCCTCCATCAACCTATTCCGCGTCAAAGTCACATCAGCAGCTGTTAGCTTCCGCTTTCGCCAAACAGTCGCTCCTTTCGGTGCTTTCACACCTTGGGTCTGTGTACCCTGACTGGGTGCCATAATCATCCAATCCATAGAAGGACCGGATGCGATCATAACACCCCCCATAGATGTGACAAGTTGATCCATGTCATCATCTCTACCGCTTCCGTAAGTTTGGTCCACGGATTCCACGGTCTCAAAAGAGCCGCGGACACTGAGTCCGTTTTCCCCCGACTGGTCACCTGAAGCTAGATGACCATCGGTCGTGTGTCGTTCGTTACCTGTTAAGGCTATGGGGACGAACGCCCCTTCTGCTTGACCACTGGTCAAGTTCTGCATACTAGGATGGCGCCAAGCACACAGGATGGTAAAATTCGT